ATACTTATCATTACATTAGTTGATGTAGCTGCTTGTTTTGCAGCTTCTACAAGTCCTATATTTACACCGGGTGTTGCTGGCATTTTTGCGTCAAGTGCTGTAGCCATTGTTTGTAATAGTGCCCAAAATGGTTCACTCAAAATTGCTTTAAAATAAGGACCCGGACCTACTTTCGTCGCTTGTGATCCACTAACTATAACTTCATCTGCAGTAACTTCTGCTCTTGATGCTGCAGCAATTTTTACTTCATTTTTGGTAGTTATGTTTGTAACATCCCCATCCATCTGAATTATTGATTCATTATTTGGAGTTTGTAATGTTATCATTGTGTCCGGTGTTATTTGTATGAAAGATTCTTTATGATATATTTGAAAACCACTTTGTTTTTGATAAATTACTGTAAGTTCTTCTTCAGGATCATATAAAAGAACGTGTGTTCCTTGATAATCATCTTTTATTCTTTTAATTAATTCAGTATCTATATTCTGAATTGTCGTATATTCAGGCGCATATAAGTCACCGTTATTGAATTGAACTCTAACAAATTGACCGGGTTTAGGAACTGAAATACTTCCCGCACCATCACCGGCAAATATAGTAGAATTAATAGGAACTGCCCAAGGAAGATGATCATCTTTAATACCATCTAATAAACCAAAAATTCTAACTTGACAACGTCCAGAAAACGTAGGATCTTTTACATTAACAACTATTGCAATCCAGTCATTATCACGATAATCATGTTGTATAAAATCTATTTCTGCCATTATTTTTCAATTTTATTAGTAGTTGCTTTACTTATAGACGGTTGTTTAAGAGACTCTCCTTCTATCTTTTTATATAATATTGATGTGGGATCATATTCAATTACTTGTGTAACATCAATTGTTTTTGTTCTAATATTTGATTTTTCTGTTCTAACATTTCCTGATTGTGTTGAATTAGATAATTTACTAGATGCTATTGCATTTTTAACACCATTATCTTGTATATCTGATTTTAAACGTTCTGAAGCTATAACCTGATCCAAATTTTGAATATTAGCATCTGATCTTAAAAGTTCAGAAGCAACAGTTGTATCTAAATCTCCATTTATATTTTTTGATAATTGTTCTGAAGCAGTTTTATCATTTAATGTTTCTGTAGAAATTTTTCCGGTTGCAGCATTTGGAGTAACATTTGGAATTCCAGTACTCTGAATAGGTAAACTCGTATAATTATCTTGTTTTAAAACATCTTGTTGAATTTTATTTTCAATATTAACTTCACCTTGCCCTATTAAATTTGTAGCTAATGAGAAATCTTTTATTTGTTGCCACAAACCTTTATCATTTAATGCCGAATTCGCCATGCCTTTTAATAATTTTGTATCATCATCAATAGCTTCAGAAAGCGATAATTCGTTTAAATAAAATTTCATAACATCATCAGTTTGAATAGGCTGTTCTAATCTTGAAGAAGGAGCATTACCATAAGATTCAACTACTTCATTAATACCTTTTCTTATTGTTCCTAATACAGCTACAATGTTTTTTGATTGAACTGCAGTTTTAATTTCATTATATGAAACTCCTAATCCAGGTATAGATGTAATTTTTCCTTTATCAATCCATTTATTAACAAAGTTTTTAGCATAAGCTTTTCCAAAATTCATAGCATTTCCTGCCCAAGTTTCTGGATTTGTAGGATCAACTTGTACAGCATCCTCTTTACCCCATACATTATTAACTCCTGGACCACTTTGGCCAAATAATGAATATTCATTTATACCCTCATTAAAAGGTGTTCCAGGTACATGAGAACTAGGTATAGTTTCTTGATCTCGATTTTGTGCAATTTGTAAACTTGTAGGATATGAATATTTATTATTAAGATTTCTACTAGTAGAAATCTGATCTTTTGATCTATTAAGATTATTAAGATTTTTATCATCTAAAAACATATGTTCAAATACAGGATATGTTTGTAATTCTTTAATGTTTCCTACTTTTATTCCAAATCTAACTGCACCTTGAATTGGTTCACTACCTACACTCAACGTATCTAAATGTTCAAATCTAACATCTGTTAAATCAAATTCACACATTTCACAGGTAATTACCCAAGTTGGTAATATATCGTCAAGAACAGTTAAATATAATGGCATAGACGTACCCGTATCAACAGGAGAATTGAATTGTGCAGATCGCGTTTGTATAGGTGTTGTTGCTACATTTGCAAACTGATTTTCTATTTGATTAAATGAAATTTGTTGATCAGTTTCTGTTCCTGCCGGAGAATAATTACCATAACCAGTTTTTTGTTTTGAAGATAATTGAGCTACATGAAAAGTTCTAAATTCAGCTAAATATATTTTTAAAGTAAAATATCTCATCATATCTGGAAGAACCCATCTTTGAAAAACATCATCCCATGCAATTTTTTTATAAAGGTTCATTAAATAACTCATTCTTAAATCTAATCCTTCTAAACATGTAATGGTTAATTTTTTATCAGTTAATATTCTTTGACCTTTTGTAGGATCAACTTTTAATAAATCAGATACACCATCAATTTGTTGAAAATAATAAGGAAAATTATTTTGTAAATCATTAAATTTTGTAATAAATTCACTTAGCATTTGTGCACGTGTAGGTTCATTTGTATTAATTAAATATTGAATAGAAGAATAATTTTGTTCTATATTTATTATTGGAATAGATGATATGGGTATAGATGTACTATTAACATTTGGCGCATGTGTACCAAATAAAGGATGGGGCATTCTATCATATAATACGGAATTTGAAGCAATATTATAATTATCATCTGCATTATTTGCAAATTGTAATCTAAACGAAAAATAAGTAGGTTCATCAAATCTTTTTGAAATAGAATATTGATTTGATATTTTTTCTACTGTTCTAAATTTTTTATATATGTTATTAGCCATAATTTTTATTTATTTTCAGTTGTAGTTTTAATAGGTTCAACTGGTATTGGTGTGGGCCATTCTCTCCTTGTTAAAATAAATTCTTGAGTAAATCCACTCATTATAGATTCTTCAGGTTTATTTGACCATGATAATATAAAACCTTTAACTAAATACCACCCACTATAAAATAAATCTAATGAATCATTATATTTTGAATCAGTATTAATTCTCATATTATCAAATACATCTAATCTAATTAAAGCTAATGGCACTTTATCTCCACGAATAATATTAAAATTATTTCCTTGAACTTCTATATGTAAATTTAATTTATCTAATTCTTTATTATTAATAAGATTTTTAACTTTTGCAACTTGATAATTTCTATGATGATTACCATCCCACTGTAAATTACTATCATATGGATTACTTATTGTATATTGTACTCCTAACCAAGGATATTTTTCATAAAGATCTGTATAAGAATAATTAGCTCTTTTTAATTCTGTATTTTCATTATCTTTAATATAAGCTGCACGACCTCTTAATAAAATCATCTTATTAGATTTATCTGAATCATATGTAGGTTCTATTGTTATTGCCCAGTATTTTTGTTTATTTGAATCTTCATAAATATTTTTATTATGCTCAAACATTTCACATGTCATTTTAGTTCCAATTTGAAATGTTATAGCTGATGATCTATTCATTGGTCTCCAAGATATTACATAAAAGGGTGTTGTTCTAAAATTTTCAAAATTTGAAAATACTTTTGGAAATGTGCTTGTTTTATCTTGATCAGTATCAGGTTTAAAATGTGTATTCGAATCAACATTAGATATTAATGCTGCTATTTCTACTTCAGCTTCAGCAGACATTAATTGTTTATTCATATTAATAAAATTTAAATTATAATAAACATCTATCCAACAGGAGTAAAAAGATTGATTATCTCTCCATGCTCTATCTGTTAATTGTTTAATATAAATATCTCCTGCTATATTTGCTTTTAACCAAACCTGTTTATCATCTGTATTATCTTCATTAGTTGAAAAGCCTAATCCAAACTTTTTTGCAAAATCTTTTAGTGCTTCAAGTGTTGTTCCTTCAAATGAAAAATCATATTTTTGACTTTTTAAACCGGGAATAAATAATTCTCCATAGAATGTCATTAATACAGGACCTTTAGCTTCAGTATAGTTTGGCATAGTATGAACACCTGTAATTACATAATCATTACGAATAATTTTTAGTGCATCTGTTTTATTACGTATTGCTATAGAAATTATATCTCCATCTTTAGGCATTTCTTTTGCAATAAATAATTGTGTTACCATTCCGATATTTAAGGTTATTTTTGGTAAAAATCCTGTACAATCAATAACTACAGATTGTATTTCATCTCTACCAAAAATATATTCATTTATTTTAATTAATGGAAACTCTAGTGAAAATACATCTTCTGCTTTTTGTGCTTCTCGTTTTTCTTCAGCAGGTAATGATAATTCATCTAATTGAATAGTTTTTGTAAATGCATTTCTAATTATATACGTAATTCCTTTATTTTCTTTTACAGGTTTAGGAATAATTGTATTTAGAGCCGATGGCATAAAAGTTAATCCCATTATACTTTTTTACTTTTAATTACATTTACTAAAAATTCTGATTGTGTCATTCCATTTTCTAGACATGTATCTGTACCTTCACCAAAATAAACTCTACCATTTCTATATGTTATTTGTTTTTCTCCTTCTTCTGCAATATTAGGGGGTAGTGCTCCTGCTGGTACATTAGCAATTTGTCTATCTTGAAAAGTATTATCAGCCTTAGGAATTTTAACTGGGTCTATATATTTGTAACTATCTCTAATTGATTTAGCACCATCAGCACCAGTACCTGTAGGTTTTTTTGTTATAGCTTTCATTGAATCTAAACTGGGTATTAAAATTAAATCACCCTCTTTAATTGTAAATGGATTCGAAATTCCATTATATTTTAAAATTAATTCTGCATATAATGAATCATGATAAACTGCTCCAGAAATTAAATCTGGTCTCATTTCGTATTCTTTAGGTACCTTATAAACTGTATAAGAAGCATAATTATTATTTTGCATATCGAACATTGATGATGTTAAATCTTTTATTTTGACACCATCTGGTCTTGTATATGTTGGTTTTTTATCTAAACTGTTAAGAAACATATTTTAATTATTATTTTAATGCTCGTTGTGCAATCCAATTAGCAGCTCTGTAAGAACTTTGTAATAAATCAATTTCAGTTGGTGATGCACTAGAATTTTCAGAAACTGCATATCCAAAAGTTGTTCTATTCCAAATACTTATTTCACTATGTAGTTGATTTACTGAAAGTCCTTTTTCTATATCAGTTGCACGACTATCTTGTCCAGGAGAATATAAAAATCCAGCTCTTCCACTTCGCATAGTTCCTACTTTAACTCTTTCTTGTGTATTTTTATCAACAGCAGTTTGATAATCAGAAGAACCTGCAAATTCATTAGGAAGACTATAAATTCTACCCATACCAC